CTTTACTCATGCATGTTATTGTCGCGGCCACTGATTCCAGTTTGTGTTCCTGTTAAGTTTTGGTACCATTATTTATCATACCCTTTCTATCAAGTGTGGGTTAATTTGACATTGTACGGTTCCAATTCTGGAACATTGTATGGACTTGTGTCAGTGATAAATGAGGAAACTTTTAAGCCGTTATTAGGATGGATGATCAATAATCAATTTGCCGGACATTGGGTTTTCGCTTTGATGGAGTGGACAGTTCGTGGGCATCCTGCGGATTGGGTTATTGGACTGTTACCTTTGTGTATGCATGTTTCCATCGCTAGATTTTCATTCCCTGTTCGTGTTTTCCTGCACTTTATTTATAATTACTTCTGGTTCACTGAATATGGATTGAGAACTTCTTGGTGGTTTTATGATATTATGCGAGTATATCCTAATCCGATAAATGATCATCCGCACGTTCATTTTTATGATAACACTACTTACGTGGGACCAATGATGCCTTTAAATGTGAAAGCCGATCCAGCTGTTTTCGGTTGTTTTCGACGATTAAACAATTTTGTTTACCGGACAACCAGAGAATCAGTAGCTGTTATTCGTAGGAAAATGAGTCTTGTTCCTGAGGCATTAGCCGTGTATCGTAACGATTTTGACTTAGCTCTTGAAAGGTTTTATATTAATTGCTTTGCAACGTTTGAATTGGGCATTGCAAATGTAATTTATATTCCGTTCATTGAGGAAGTCGTTAAATGTTTTATAGATCCCATGTTGTTTGCATCGTTGGAGTGTTTCGCAAACATTTTTAGAGCGGATTCGGGTTCATTATTTCAGGTGTTGGGGCCTTGGGTTCCATTTATGTTTCATGTGTATACGATTCCTTATTCCTTTTTAAATAGGTTATGGATGCATATGCTATGGAACTTCACCTGGTGGGTGATAAGTACATTTTGTCGTGACCCATTTGAAGTGTTCTATGCTAGTACCTTGGGCATCTTTCAGGATTTAGTTGCTAAGACCAG